TTTCCCTCTTTTAGTGGTTGTAGTTTGTCTTTCGGCCTAGTGATATAACGCTGTATGCTATGTCTTCTGAAACTCCGTAATATTCTGCGAATCGAGCAACTGTCAGGAAATCACTGACCCAGTCTCCGATGATGATAATTGCTGATTCAGTAATGACCCAGTTAACGCCGTTGCTAAAGTTGTATGCGTTCATCTTCTTATTTACCAAGTCGATTGTCGCACCACGAGCAGTCGCTGAAACTTTCCGCTTGCCCTCTGGATTGAGGCGCAGCATTACGGAATCCTCGCCGTATTCAATGTCATAACGTGCATTGGGAACGAATCCCGCCCTGAGCATTGATGGGTGGTTCTGTAGCCACGCCCGATTGCATCCCCTATGAATGGTTGCTTGCGTTGAAACTAGGTCGATTACTTGGTTATTGTTTGTCATTGTCTTCTCCTTGATGCCCCCGAAGGGGCGTTGATTGTATTTAGCTAAATTGTGTTGTGGCCTATTTTTAATGCGGCAACGACAGGATTGCTGGCCGTTCGAGAAATACCCGAATCGTCACAGCTCCATTCGCCATTCTCTAGCATATATGCTGCAAACGTGTTGCCGTCTATCTCTACAGCGCATACCGTTCCAGCATCAGCGAATGTCCCCTTCCATCCGTTCGAAGCGCGGAAAGTTTTATTGCGAATAGTTACCTTGTATTCTTCGCCACTCCAATTTTCAGCATTATATTTTATTGTTTTCATAATATTTTATTCCTTATTCGATTAATTCTTTGTTTGTTGGTTCGATCCCAAATGTAGCAGGATCAAACCCGACTAAAATTGTCTTGCTGTAGGCTTCACCGAGTGTCATCGCACAATCCTCACCGGGTCATCTGTCTCGATCCAAACCTTCGCGCCGCACGCCAGGGGCTTGTCTGGGCTGTATACCAGGCGGCCGTTTTGGAATTCGACTTCGTTACACTTGCGGTTCTGTTTGTAGTCTTTAACGGTAAGGACGGGCAGTTTCGCGCCTTTGGCATTAGCCCGGATATTGTGTTGGTTAACGTGGATTCTAGTTTTCATCGCATTTTCCTCTGTGAATTTTATAAAGCGTTCTCACAACGCTTACACAGAGTATATGCGGGTTTATTGTGTTAATGCAATAAAAAGATCGTCCCAGGCGAAGCTGCGTTCCTTATCCAGGCGAAGTAGTGGTTCTGTCACCAGGCCATCCCGCGCCAGATCAATGGCCGCTGCGCCCGGATAAAGATAGACCGATTCACCGTTGCGATGAGTCTGGTGTACCAGACAATAGACGGGTGCGTGTTGGTGGGTGGTTAAGAAGGATATTTGATGGGGCGACAAACGGACGGCATTTCCCTTAACCGATTTTAATTCGATTAGAAAAAACCGTCCCTGCTCATCACATCCCAGGACATCGGGTACGCCCAGAGATGCCCAGGATTCAAGTCGAGTCAGACGCCATTTTGGTCGAAGTGTTTTCGCTTTGCTCTGGAATGATTTCCAGAAGCTGCTTTCCTTCTTTGCTTTCTGCTTCTTCGGAGTCGTGTCCCACGGCAACTGTTGTTGGCTCATAGACAGATTTAATCTCTTCGAGTGCTTTTAAAACTTCGTCTTTAGACATGCTCTCGATGGTGCCGTGCCGCACTTCAGATTTAGACACGTAGATATCGCCTTGAGCCTGGCCTCTTCGGTATTCAGCCATTACGGCTGCGCTGTACGCTTTGTCCCCTAGCGCCATATCCCGGATGCGTTGTAGGTCACGAAGATGGCGCTTGTAGTCAATGCCATATTTTGAATCCAGCTCCTGCCGGTATTCCTTTATCGATTTTACAACGTGTGGGGATATTTTAGGGTTGGTGAGTTCAGAAGCTCGCCGGGAGGCTGACTTCTCCGGGTAGCCTGCATTGATAGCTGCTTCCCGCATTGTTATCTGGCCGTCTTTTGCAACCAGCTCTTTTACAAACTTCTCTTGTCGACGGGTCAAAGGATGGCGTTCTCGTTCGTCCATCGTTTTCTTGGGCCTGCCGGGCTTACGCTTTTCACTGGCAGGGATATTGTAGCGGTTTGGCATCCAGAATCTCCTCAGATGAGTTCTGGGCAATTTACCCGTAATCCTCCTATATTTCAAACCGCTTTATGTATATAGGAAGAAAAAAAAAAAAAAATAAAAAAACTTTTCAAAACGCATAAACGGAATATCGCAATTAAGCTCGGGCTCAGAATCAAGCAAACAACCCTTCTGTAACTCCTGCAACCTTTCCAGCAAACACCGGAACCGTCCTAAAGCACCGTGAGCCGTGGCCCCCGAGCCCTTCAGTTACACAATTACACCAGTTACGGCGATTTAAAAATTATTTTTTATTTTTTTATTTTCTCCCTATATATATAAAAGGCCAAAAAAGGAAGACCCGTGACGTGGGTCAGACGGCAGGTCACCAAGTTTGAATAAGAATTCTCGGGAATAAAGAGAAGTCCTCAGGAGTGCCTGGCCCTGCTGCGGGTGTTATTGGGGTGAAAATAAGAAAGCCCCTACGCACCGCCCGCTGACATTTTTAAATTCCTTCGGGTCGTTCGATCCAGGTCTCGTGGGTATGTTCCATGAGCCGTTGGCATTTGGAGCAGTGTTTACAGATTCGGCGCTTTTGCCCGTTGGATGTATACAGGAACCACTCGTGTTTATCGTTAAAGCAGTTGAGCCGTGTTCCGAGGTCTTCGATCCAGTCTATTATTTTATCCACGTTTACCTCATCAAGAATGTAATTTTCTAGCATTTTTGCTATAGGTCTTCTCGGTTCAATAGGGTCTTGAGTGGTTCCTGCCTTATTTCCTCGCCTGTGTCTACTTTGTAGTTGTATGCGAGCATCTTCATCAAGCAGTTCAATGCCCGCTCTGCGTCTGAGTCTTCTAACATTCCAAGACCAACAAGCTCATCAAAAAGTAAATCTTTAGCTTCTTTGATTTCTTGGTACATATATTTGGTAGCTACCATTGAGCTACCCCAGCCTTGCGTTTCTACCTTCATGATGTTTTCCTTTGTTTGTTAAAGAACATGGAGCTGATCTTTCTGTCAGCTTCCAAACACAGGGTATCATACTTTATGTGTAAATGCAAACCCCCTAGTTTACGGCCATTCCATCGGGTATCATCCAGGAATGGCTGAAACACCCGATCTAACACTTCTCTCCGAACAAGAGCGCCAGGAAGGCGTTCCTGGTTTGTTCACTCCTAGCGAGCTTGCCCTGGCCCGTGCGGCGTCTTCGATGTTTGCTGATCAAGAGATGATGGCTGACGTGTATAACCGCGTCGATCCTGATTATCGGCCCGGTGGCAAATATGGCACGCTTTCTGGGATGGGCGCACAAGATGCCAGGTTCAAGACATACATGAAGGGCAAGGGAGACCCCGTTGTGAGGACGGGTGAGGACCAGGTCATCCTGGGTGGATACTTCCCGCCCCAGGAAGGGTATGACGAGGTCATTAGAAACGAAAGAGGCAGTCTTCCCCCTGAGTCCCAGGTTTTGGCCATGCAGGGCACTGAGCCGATGCGCGTGGACGAAATATATATGTTACAGCGCACGGACCGTGGGCCGGAGGAGCAGACCCGTGTAGCGGGGACTTTGATGCATGAGATGGTGCATCGAGCGGCTGCACAGCCTTTTTACAAGGACATGATTGCGTGGGCCGAGGGCCAGGTGGAGCAGGGCAAGCTGTCTCCTTCTGACGTTGATGCCTTGCGGATGGGTCAGACAGAAAGATATGCAGACAAGGTGGGCACCGGTTCCCGCGGGAACCCGGAAGGGCGATACATTCCTACCCGCGATCTTGAGCGCATCGGTGAGTTGATCCGTGAGTTCATGACCCCTGATCGCCAGGAGATGTATGGCGTCCGCGTGCCGGTCGAGTCTGAGCCTCCTATCGAAAAGGGCATCATGGACTATGTACGCAGCGCGATTGGTCTGGCGAAGGGTGGGCCGCCCACAGATCAGATGGATTTGTTCATGGACCTGGTTTCTTTGTTGCCGCAAGCGAAAGCCTTAAAGTTTGTAAAGAAGGCACGCAAGATGGACAGCGAAAAGGTGGACGAGGCGATGGCCCGGCTTAATAAAAATAGAAAGAAACTTGGGAAGAAAAAGAAAGACAGAAAAGACCCGGGTGAGGGCCGTCGTGGGGATGCCTACGAAAACCCCAAAGATACCCGCGATAGAAACCGTTAGATTTTTAAGCGGTCCCTTGACAACTCCGCTTTGTCAAAAGCTTCGACACACTTCCTGTAAGAATCCATGAAATGATCAGACACCGAGTCTGAGGCGCGCCAGTCCTCCGTCTTAAACTTCTTGCTGGGGTTGATGTGACCCTTCCCAGAGGAGTTATCAAAGTAGAGTTGGGTCTGCCCTCCATCGGGGCCGAAAAAGAGCCGTGGGACGCGGGGGACGGCGTCAGAGCCGCAGACCACGGACAGTTGCGTCTTCATCCAGGGCATTTTGCCCTGGTAGGCAGGTCGGAAAAACACGTTGGGTTTGCCCAGTGTGATCTGGTGGACGTCTTTGAATTCTTTGCAGGACCAGGCGGAGAGTTCCGCCAAGGCCCCGCCCAAGCTGTGCCCACAAATCAACAGCTTCTTAGCCGGGTCCAGAAGTTTTCTGATCTCCGGCCAAACTGAACGATGGGCCCTGACGAAACCTGCGTGGCAGAGTCTGCCTTTGTAGGGTCGGGGGAAGCTGAGAACGTTGTACATCCAGTCCCGCATTTGCTGTGTGCCGCGGAACACCACAATATCAAGGTGCGGGGTCCGGTGGACAAAGGCTGTTGTGGAGGTGCGCTCGCACTCTACTTTAGTGGCCCCGACGATATTGTCGTTGTAGGCGTTCTCTGAGTAGGTGCAGGCGGTGTCCAGATTATCTTCGCTGAATGACATGGGACATTATTATAGGCAAAAAAAAGCCCAGAACAAGTCTGGGCTCACAAATTACAACAAGGGAAAAATACATAATATAAAACCGATCTCACGGTTCTAGGACACTTTACGACGGCGTTTAAGGGGTGTCAAACGGTCGGCGCAGACTGACTTTTTAAGGTTCAGAAAAAGCTTCATCCGAATTTTCTTTCTTTTCTCGTTGAACTTGTTTGATCATTTGCTCAGAACATTTGACGTAATCGGAGGGATTGACGCCTATGTCAGAGGACATGCGGGCCGCGAGCCGTTGGCAGGCAATCATGGCGTAGCTTAAAGGGACATCGTAGTGCCTGGCATAAAACACGTCCATTATAGAGGCTTCTACGTCATCCAAGGTGTCGAAGATTTTTTCTGCGGTTTTCTCGTTCATTAATTTGACCCCCTTCGCACGTCATCGATATACCGGGTTAGTCTATCGATGTGCTTTCTTAAATGGTCGGTATCGTCGAGGATATTTTTAGCAAAGCTCAAAACTTCTTCGAAGTCTCGGTTAAGCTGCGCGTGGCGCATGGCGCTGTAGCTTATGTCTTCTTTCTCTACTGTTTCAGTCTCCATAGGACCTCCTTCGTTAAATGGACGGCCAGTATACACACATAAAATACCCATATTCAACTTGTTTTACCCAAGAAAATCGTATAAATTTATGTTTTTTCGGGAGACACAACATATGGCGGGTAGACCAGCTAAATGGCCACAAGAACTTGTGGATAAGGTTAGACAAGCGAGAAACGTAGAGAACCGCAAAGTTGATTGGATTGCGGAAAAATATGGTGTACCCATAGATACGGTGCGAGACTGGGTATATCGAGGAAAGCGAGCTACGCCATATGAAGAAGCCCGACAGTGAGTACCAGTGTTCTAGATGTAAGGAAATGTTTTCCTTAGAACCAATTATCTACCAGTTCTTGGTTGAATCCGGGGCGCAAGTAGAGTCTATCCTGTGTTATGCGTGCCTGGGACAGTTAGAAATGGTTAATGGCGATCTTGAGTTTCCAATTTATCATTGAGCCGGTAGGCGAGGTCCACGAGTTCTTTTAGCTCTGCCACGCTCTCGTTAAACCGTTCAATGGCCTCAAAGACCTTGTCCGCTTCCTCTTCGGTAAATTTAATCGTTACTTTTGTTCCCAACTTCAATCGCCTTATTTGGTCGGTTGGCCTCGTGCTTCACGCCTAGTAACGCTTGCCACATCTGAAGTTTCTTGACGTCTTCGGTGTTAGCCGCGCCTTTTTCGTGGATTTGTCGCTCTACTTTTTCAAAGGCTTGTTTAAACTTTTGTTCAATCGCGAACATTATAATAATCCTTGACCGAAAAGATGGTGTCTTCTTCTTTTGGATCGGGTTTATTCTTCTCTCGGTGTTCGATTAAACGATCCTTAATGTAGCGTCGGTCTCTATCCGAAAGGTTTTCGTTTTTCCACGCTTCAAATACCACGCGCAGTTGGCCGCTAATGGTGCGTCCCTCCACGTCAGCAATGACTACGATCTCTTCGTAGACGTCTTTTGGAAGCAGGACGCTTTTCCACTTGTTTGTATCCATCGGTTTCTCCAAGGCTAATATCTGCGATTATATAAGATTAATCGACAGATTCAAAATCTCCCCAGTTTGGGCCCATTTCAATGTCACACTTGTTCGGGACCACTAGCGGTATGGCGTTTTTCATAGTTTCAGACAGCTCACGAGCCTGTTCCACGGACTTTACGCTGAAAGCCAACTCATCATGCACCTGGAGCAAAGGCACCGTACCGGCCTTGTAGACGTCCACCATAGCCTGTTTGGTCATATCTGCGGCCGCCGCCTGGATTAAACGGTTCAATGATTTATAGGTGTACGCCCTGCGAAGACGGGTCGTCGGCCCATATTCGTTTATTGCGTCCTGGTAGGGCAGAGCCTTATTCATTTCAAAGGCGTCCGGTTCCCATAAATCAAACCGGCACTTACGGCCTCCCAGGGAGCGTATGGAGCCGCTAGAGCGTTTATCGTCCAGGGAGCGTTGTACCCCTTGCATCAATCCTCGAACGAACGGGACGCGGTCGTGGTACTGCGTGGTAAGCTCCTTGGCCTCTGGAAGGGTAATGTCTAGCTGCTGCGACAATTTATTGACGCCCATCCCGTACATCATTGCCAAATTTATGACTTTCGCCTGTTTGCGGGGGATTTCGGCCATATCTGCAACCATGCTGTGAAAATCCATATTCGGGTTTTCGTTGTAGGCTTCGACAAACTCTTTGACGCCCGGCAGGTCCATGTTCTTGTACTCCGAGAATGCGTGCGCGTAGTGCGTCAGTATGCGTGGCTCTTGCTGACTGAAGTCTATTGCAGCCCACTGCTCGCCTTCCTCTGGTAAAAACAATCTACGGATCATAGGTCCTAGCTCCGGATCGCGAGCCGGGATTTGTTGAAGGTTTGGGTTGCTCATTGATAGACGGCCGGAAACGGTGCCCCCGCTGTCTGATCGCAGTTGGTTGATATGCCCATGCACGCGGCCATCCCTACCCACAAACTTCAATATGGAATCTATGAAAGTGCCCTGTATTTTGTTCAGGTTACGCGCTTCCATGATTAACTTAGCCAGTTCGGAGGGGTGTTCCGAGAGAAACGCTTTAGTGAAGCTTGGCGCGCCTTTTTCTGTCCTTGCGTATTTAATGTTCTGTTTATCAAACGCCTTAGCGATAGAAGCAGCCGCCCAGATTTCCACATCAGCGCCGTTGATTTCCTTGAGCCGTTTGCGGGCGGCCTTCTCACGTTTTAGAAGTTCTTGCTTGGTGCGCTCCGCCTGGTCTGTATCGACTCGGATACCTCGATAAGTCATGTCTACGAGGCACGGCAGCAAGTTAGTTTCCAATTCCCAGATTTGCCATAGGTCTTCTCGGTTCAATAGGGTCTTGAGATGTGACCAAAGCTCTAGGGTAATCTCAGCGTCAACCTCCGCGTAAGGCCCCACATACATCGCGGGCAGCTTCCACATCTCACCCTTGGGGTCCACGCCAAACTCGCGTGCTGCTTCTGTCAGGGTCTTCTCAGACTTGGTCTTGCCCAGGTAGTCGTAACACAGGGCGTTCAGGCTGTAGGAAAATCGGTTCTCGTCTACAAGCGCAGCGGTCATCATCGTGTCGATCACACGGCCTTTAACCTCAAAACCCATCGCACGTATCCAGCCCAGGTCATATTGAGCGTTGTGCATGATCTTGTCTGCCGGAGACTCAAACACCTTTTTTAAATATTTATTGATGATGCGCTGGTCCATGTTGCCGCCACCCAGGTGACCTACAGGGAAGTAACCCTTCCACCCAGGGACCGCTATGGCATAGCCCACCACCTCGCCGTTCTTTGTGGCCCAGCCCGGGCCGTTCGACTTGATGTGTGGATCGCGTGTCTCAACGTCAATTGCTATTTCTTTAGCGTTTAAAATTTCTTCTGGAAAAGGATGCTCTGGGGGCAGCCAATCTGTCTTCTGAGCGAACATCGCCATCTGTAAGTTACCGGGCATTTTCTTCTACTCTCCAAATAGTTTCTCGGCCTATTGCTTTACTAAAGTGTGTGCAGTGTTGGCAGTACCAACCTTTCCTGACGTTGTTTTCCACATCCACAACGGCTGTGGCGGTGCTACCGCAGGCATCGCATTTGTTGTAGTGCAAAGGGTCAATCTCGTCTTTTTTCATAAGTTGTAAGCTCTTTCATAATTCTCAGGATCGACGATAAATAAATTTTCTATTGTTCTAGTGACACCAACATAAAAAACGCGGTGCAAATCGTCGGGAGGGGTTCGTAGGGCCGCGGGGCTCAGATCAAGCAGTAGAACAACGTTCTCTGCTTCTCCTCCCTTTGTGCCGTGGATCGTGGACAATTTGATACGGGGTAATGCATTAAACTTTTCTCCTCGTCTCAATAATGATGTGATGTAGGCGCGGTCTACCGCAGGAATTTTGTCCATTGCGACATGCCATATCATGCTGTCATCCGCCATTAGACCGTGTTCTTTCTGCAATAGTTCAAGAGTGAATAACTGATCGTCAGGAGCCACTATCTTTTTCTTCCCACGTGCGACGCGAACGCCGTTGCCGGACATGTAGCTATATATTGTTTCGGCGGTCTTGAGGGACACAGGGCGTCCTTTACGCATGGATTCCCAACCGTTCACTGCAATCGACAGACGCTCGGAGATGGACCGTGAGCCGTTGCGCTCGAACAGGTATCCGCCTGTCTTCAGTTGCTCGGCAATAGGGGACAGCATGTAGTTGGCTTGGGCCATGACTAGCCACTCGCCTTCCGACATGTCTAGCTCTTCCAAACTGGTCAGTCTTCTGACGCTGCCTTCTTGGGGTTTAGGATTATATTTTTTTGGGAATCGTCTATGTATTCTCGAAACAATACTTTCTGCAAGTCGATGGACAGCTTGTGGGATTCGATAGGATTGTTCCAATACCTCACTTCCGCCGGGCAGGTTGATGAACTGATCAACATCTGCACCTGCCCATCTATAGATAGCCTGATCGTCGTCTCCGGCGCAGTACATGCGTTCTGCTTTTTTGTCGATGGCATGAGCGATATCCCACTGTAAGGGTGAAAGGTCCTGGGCTTCATCCAAAAAACAAAGCTTGAAGTGAGGACACACCCTGGCTGCATCCTTTACAAATAGCTCAAGCATGTCCGTATAGTCCAATAAACCGTGGAACTGCTTGTACTCTGCGTAGGCCGCAGCAATGTATTCAACCTCGGGCCACGATTCGTCTAATGAAGTTTGGTTGTACTCTGAACGCAACGTAGTCTTTTTAAGGCGAGACAGGTTAATAAGTCCTAACACGGGGTGTTCTAAAAGATTAGATGAAGACTCTTGTTCAAAATCGTAGTGCGGTCTAATACTAAGAGGTATTTTTATTTTTTTAGAAAGATCATCGAAGTTTTCTTTCTTCATTAGATCGTGATCGCGTATACCAAGTGCGCGGTAAGCAAAGCTATGCAACGTTCTAAAATGCGGCAGGTCCGCCTTTTCATTAAGTTGAAAACGACGGGCGGCGCGTTCCCTCGCCTCGCCCGCCGCTTTCCGGGTGAACGCAAAAAATGCAATGTCTTGTGACGACATACCTGCTTCTAATGCCTGGTCGACATAGTTAAGAAGCGTAGTTGTCTTTCCAGTCCCGGGAGGACCAAATATACGAAACATTAAAACGGCTGCGGATGAGCAGAAGAAATTCCGTTGGGCTTTATAGCGCCAATGGGAGCAGCGTATGCGGGTATGCTCCACACCCTCACTGCTTTTCCGCTAATCTTTAAAGAAGTTGATTCGCCGTTTATGTCTCGTAAACGCTGGGCAATCTTATGACTTTTGTATTCAAAGAAACGATGCTTGTGCAGATACGCGGTAAAATCTTTAATGCGAAAGTAAGTTCGCTCATCGTCTTCATTAGTGTATGGGCGGCGCAGCAGAATCTCTTCCCTGTTGTCTGCTTGCTGCATGACTGTGCAAAACTCTTCTAATAAATCGTAGAACTGACCGTTGATAGAGGCGTCCTGCGACACTTCAATGATGGCACCGTCTGTATCGCTCATCTCTGACAGCAACCCGTTTATACGGGCCTCCCACATGTCTTTCTTGACACTCTGCGGCATGAAGTTTAGCTGTTCGACACAGGCACGTTGAAACGCCGTCTGGTTCATCAGAGCGTCTGTATCTAGCTCTAACGGAAAGCCGTTAACATCCATAAACCACACAGGGGGAGTAGAGTTGTACTTGCGAAGATTCGCAATGGTCGCACCCGATACTGCGGCTTCAATGCCGTACTTCCTCGTCTTACAGACCTCGGCATTGCAGTAATCACAGATCGGGGCGTCTTTGCACTTGTAAGCGTAATCTTTCTTCTGAAGCTGTTTCGCTACAAGATTAACTTCGGAGAGAGGAAGTGGAGGTTCGAAGTAGCGCGTATTATACGTTAAAATCTCAGATTCCCAACTATCTGGGAAAGCTTTGCGTAAGTACACACCAACGTTGAAGAGCCCATTATTCCGTCCACCTTCGCTTATTTTCTGCGTGCAAAGCGTTTGTAAACAGGGCGGACCATCTTTGACAATGATGTTAGTGTCCGCTTCTTCTATGGTTATGCTGTCAAGCTGCTCCGGTTCTTGAGCGTATTGATCGTACAACCCAAAGAATTCTTCGATTGTACCGGACTGCCCATCATCTTTAATGACATAGCGCAACCCTTCCTCCGCATCATAATACGGAAGGTTTAAGAAATTACCTACGTCACCCCGGTCCAGGAACAACTTGACTTGTTTAGGAAATATTTCACTACCGCCGTAGCCTAAGCTTGCAGCAATAGTTTGTAAGGTCTCCTGCATCTTCTTTGCAGTAACCCATTCCTTTGTAAACAAAAAACAGTGAGCGCCTCCTGACTTAGAACGGCACACGACAAGCGGCAGCTTCATGCTACGCACTTTGTCTACTAGCTCTTTGTGATCTAACGGGTACTGATCAACGTCGACACAACCCCACTTACACTGGTTGTCTTCGTTGATCGGTATAATTCCAATTGCTTCACCCTCTCCGCTTAAATGACCGAGCCAGGTGTCCTTTGTTCGTGGCGTTTTAACAACGGTTGCCTTACCGGTATTCTTTCCATTTTGCGCTTTGCGATCTATCCGATATGTGCCGTAAGCTTGCTTTAGTCCGTCAAAGATAGCCGCAAATTTCTTAGCGTTATCAATCATGTTTCACCCGAAAAACGGGGCCTTTCGGCCCCGTATTAATTACCACGGAACGTCGTCAGAATTACTGCCGTCGTCACCCTCCTGCTCGTGCTTAACAACTACGTCGCCTGCGCGGATGCTCTTGGCAAACTCGCGTGCGTGTTGATACGCATCGACCTGATTTGTTTCAGCCAACGACTCCTCAAGCTCAACACTCCAACCCCACCAATCGCCTTTGTTGTTGTTCTCGTGCTGTGTCGTAAGCTTATATGTGTACGCAAAACGTGGCGGCTTGAATATGCCGTTCGCACCTTGCATCGTGCGACTGCTAACCACCGTGTTCCACGCTCTGGACTTCTTGAGCTGTGTAGATTTCATCGGTATCAAAGCCGCTTCCAGAGTCCCATCCTCTTGTTTTATAAGAACAAAATGCTGGTGCGTCTCTTCGATGTAATTACCACTACCGCCTACAATCACGTCTTTGTTGGTGGACGGATCACGCTCTGTTTCAGGGCGTTTATCATCCTTCTGATAAATGTTAACGGGAGCCCCAGGACCTGATCCACGCGGAGCCCATTCGATAAACACACGCTGATATGCACAAGGAATAACAGTGACACCGTCTTCCGGTTTCCACTGCTGCCCTGTTACTTCCTGCAATATCGTGCCGTTATCCTTATCAATTTTAAGGAATGGAATCTTGACGTCATCTTGATCAAGAGTCTCACCCATAGTCTCAGCATCGGCCTCAAATAGCGAGACTGCCGCCAACTCCGTACTAGCCTTTTCGGCCACTTCTTTTTTCTTTGCTTCTGCCATTTTTCGTTAACCTTTTTTAATGTTTGCGCGTTGACCCACATAAGCTCCGAACAAGTCCATCGGAAACTGCTTGCCCGATTCAACCTGGTCTTTTACAAATGCTTTCAGGGTCTGTGGATGGATGTCCCGCTTCTGTGCGGCAGGGTAGCCCTGACCAGCAAGAGAGGACATGAGGTCATTAGCCATTTGGTCTTCGCCGCGACCAAATTGACAACTAATAACATTCTTGATGATATCGTCATACCCATTTTCTTGCAGCCAACCATAGGCAGAATCTCGGTTTTCAACCTTGATATAAGCGCCATACGTTGGTTTTAGTTCGACTTTGGAACCGTCTTCTAGTTCCATTTTGGATACGCCGACTTCGTGTAGCAAAGCGGGAAGGTCTTCGTCGGTCAGCTTCAGCAAATCTTTCTTGCTCTGTTTGAGCTTACTGTCTAAGAGTTCTATTTCGTCTTGCTTGTTTCGGACAGCTCTTGCAACTTCAGCAATGCTGGCCACGCCACCGGTATCGAGGGATTCTACGGCAGACCCACCGGACTGATCTGCTTCCATTTCTGCAAAGAGGTCATCGACCATCGTTTTTCTCCTTTCGTGATTAAAGAACATGTTTTGCCCTTGCGGAGGAGGATAATAGTCCCATATAATCTCAGAAGTCAAGTGTAAATAGAAAGCCATGTATAAATTCAAAACAACACCTTACGAACACCAAAAAACTGTCTTTGACCAGTCTTGGACGTCTAGCATGTATGCGCTGTTTATGGAAATGGGCACGGGTAAATCCAAGGTAGCGATAGATACCATGGGCGCTCTGTTCAAGCGCAAAGACATAGATACGGCTCTTATCCTGGCACCCAAAGGCGTCTACGATAACTGGGTCAGGAAAGAAATACCGGCACATCTGCCCGACGACATACCCACTCGGATAGTGCGTTGGCAACCCAACTTCACCAAGAAATTTACCAAAGAAATCAAAGACATAGCTTTGAGAGAGAACCGTGAGCCGGGGACGTTGCACATTCTGATTATGAACATAGAAGCGTTGTCCACGAAGAAAGGGGCGGCCTCTGCGATCAAATTTTTGCAGCTAAACCCAGACAACATATCTATCGTTGATGAAAGCACCACGATCAAAAACCGCAAGGCGCAGCGGACTAAAACGGTGCTTGAGATCGGCCGAGCGTCAAAATACCGACGCATCTTGACCGGTAGCCCCATTACCAAAACGCCCATGGATTTGTTTAGTCAGTGTGCTTACCTGGGCGACGATGCTCTGGGCTACACCAACTACTATGCTTTTCAAAATCGCTACGCCGTGACGCAGCAGCGGAGCATGGGCCACCGCAGTTTTCAGAAGATTGTTGGCTTTAGACGTCTTGAAGAGCTTACCGACAAGCTAGACCAGTTCAGCGCCCGAGTGTTGAAGCGTGACTGCTTAGACTTGCCGGACAAGGTATATATGGCGCGCAACGTGCCGTTGACCACGGAGCAGGTGAAGGTATACGGGCAGATGAAAGAACTGGCCCTGGCCCAGATGGAGGGTGGCGAGTTAGCCACCACCGCGTCGGTGCTTACACAGATCATGCGCTTGCAGTCTATTGTTTGTGGGCACTTACGAACGGACGACGGTGAGATACAGAGCATTAAGAACAACCGCCTGCCTGAACTGATGAACGTCGTGGAAGAGGCGCAGGGCAAAGTAATTATCTGGGCGACGTTTACGCAGGACTTGCTGAATATCCAAGAGGCGTTGTCCGAGGTGTACGGAGAGGACTCTGTTGCTATTTACTACGGAAGCACGCCACAGGATGAGCGGCAGGACATTGTGGATAAATTCCAAGACACCGAGTCTCCGCTTAGATTCTTTGTTGGTCAGCCCAAGACAGGCGGGTACGGTATCACTCTTACTGCTGCGGACACGGTGGTTTACTATTCTAATTCTTATGACCTGGAACTTAGGCTACAGTCTGAAGACAGAGCGCACCGTATCGGCCAAGAAAATAGGGTCACGTATATTGATTTAGTTTCACGTGAAACAATAGACGAAGTGATACTGAACGCGCTACGCCAGAAGATTAATCTGGCGAGTACAGTTCTGAATGAAGACTTCGGTGAGTGGCTGCGTTAGCCCTCTTCTCCAGTATCTCGCTTACTTCGCTCATTTCTTTATTCCTCTATAGGGCTGAATGGGTGGCTAGGAGTCTATCTCCATTAATTCCGCAGGGCTTTTCGGCTCTGGCGGCGCGACATAGCCATGTTTTGCGGCATAGGCTAATGCGCTATCTCTAGCAGATTGCCGAATTGTTTTTACTGTCTCTAGCAACTTCTGGTCATCAATTTCATGCCATCTAAACAACATATCTAATTCATCTTCCATTCTCACTCTCCATATAATCAGTTGGGCTAGGGTTTAGGCTCATCACTACTGGTAGCGACCATCTTAAATTCATCGTCTTTCAAGGTAGGGTCTTCAACTATCTT